CTATGAAATCGTAAAAACAAACGAAGGCCCAGGTTTGTTCGGACAAGTTGAAAACAAAAACGAAGTTATAGCAAGATGTATAAAAGCACGACAAGGATTATTTGATGCCAAGTAACGATAGTATAAACCATTTAGACAATAAACAAGCTAACCATGAAGCTTCCACGCTTGAAACTATGGACACGGCCTTGTTCAACTATGTCAACGAGAGTTTAGATCCCTTTTGCACTACAAATAAGGGCTGGAGAAAAGTTCCTGTTAGGTGGTCTTCTGCCGAGAGAGCAAGAATGTCTAAAGACCAAAAGCAATTTTCAGATGGAGTTCAAGATCCGCAAAGAACACTTATTCTTCCTCTTATTACAATCGAGAGAACAACAGTAACAAAAGACCTTTCCAGAAAAGGTCCATATTGGGCAAATGTTCCTTCTCCAGACGGCTTTGGAAGAGGTAATGTTCTTACGGTAGCGAGAAGAATCAACCAAGATAAAACTGGCAATCACCAAAACGCTTATCGTCTTCGAGATCGTAAGCAGTTAAACTTCAAGATAGCTAAGAGGGATGATAGAATAGTTTGGAGATACGAAAGAGTTCCACAGCCTATCTATCTCGATGTTGCTTACCAGATAAAGATCAAAACAGAGTATCAACAGCAGATAAACGAAATTGCTCAAGTGTTTATGAGAGTAGGTGAAGGTATCAACTACGATACCACAACTTATCTTGGACACAAGTATGAACTTTTTGTTGATGCTGACTTCTCTCAAGATAACAACATCTCCGATCTTGGAGAAGACGAGAGAAAATATGAAACTACAGTCACTATAAAGATGTTAGGCATGTTGTTAGGTCTTGGAGAAAATCAAGCATTTCCACAAGTTCAGTATGTCGAGAGTGCTGTTGAGTATAAACAACCAAGAGAATATGTTGTCTTTCAAGATGATGAAGGCAACTTTATCAACCCTTACGATACTCCGACCTCCTCTGGTTCTGGCGAACCGGAAGGTCCACCTTCCGATCCAGAATTGCCAGGCGGCGGCGGCCCAGGCGGCGACGGTGGTGGCGTTTTGCCTCCCGGCTTCCCTTGATAGTATTTCACTTTTTCGCTAAAAAGGCGATTAGGAATGTGCTATACTATTTACTAAGGAATCGAGAATCTGCGATATTCATAAGATAAACGCAGAGAGATAAGGAGAATTTTATATGTCAATTAAGCAATACAGATTTGTGTCCCCAGGAGTTCAGGTTAGAGAGATTGATAACTCCCAACTTCCAAGAGAGCCCGAAGCAATCGGACCTCTTGTGATTGGTAGAGCCGAGCGTGGTGTTTCCATGCGACCTGTTCAACTTGAATCATTTTCAGAGTTCGTAGAAGTGTTCGGAAATCCAGTCCCCGGAGGTATCGGTGGAGACATTTGGAGAGATGGTAACAGAACCTCACCAATGTACGGTGGATACGCTGCACAAGCTTTCTTGGCAAACCAGACCCCACTTACTTACTTGAGACTTCTAGGCTACAACCACCCCGACCGAACCGCAGGTTCTGTTGAGGCTGGGTGGACAACTGAAGTTGCTTATGGTCTTTTCGTTGCACCATTACATACTGGCGGTACTGTGGACGCTGCTCTTGCAGCCGTTGTTTACGCTCCCGAAGAAGCAACCCCAATTGGACTTTTTGGCGACGATGCTGGCGGCAACCCTGTCAGTGGTGATGTTGATAAGTGGGTTGTTTCTCAAGGAAACGACTTTGAGTTTGTACTACAAGTTGACGGAAAGAAGTATCCTTTCAACTTTGCCAGAACTTCAAAGAAGTTCGCTCGTCGTGCTCTAAACACAAACCCAACTCTTACCAATGCCGATGTAACTTCTAGTGCAAACGTTGAAGATTACTGGCTTGGTGAAACTTATGAAGCTCACCTTGAGGCTGTTGTTCCCTCCGCTGCTGGTGTAAAGGGACAAGCAGTTGCCGCTCTTGTCAAGCTTGACGATGCTTCTGGCCTTGAGGGAAGATTTGATAAGTCCGATCTTCAGCTTGAAGCTCAACCACCTGTTACTTCTTGGGTTATTTCTCAACACACAGAGTCCCACGAGCTTATGGAGTTTAGCGCTGTAACACAAGAAGTTGCAGGAACTACAAAGCTTTTTAGATTCAAGGGTCTCAATGATGGTGAATGGGCCTCTAAGAGATTGAAGATTGGATTTCAGGATATCAAAGCTTCTGATGATGAATTTAACCCATACGGAACTTTTACCGTGATGGTTCGTGTAACTTCCGATTCTGACAATGCTCCAGAATATGTTGAGCGATACGCCCTTTGTAACCTCGACCCCAACTCTCCAAACTATATCGCAAGAAAGATTGGAGATATGGACTCTACTTGGGATTATGCAGAATCACGGTATAGAATGACCGGACAGCACCCAAACCAATCTAGGTTCGTAAGAGTAGAAATGGATGAAGATGTAGATGCTGGCGTTATTGATGCCGAGCTTCTTCCTTTCGGATTCTATGGCCCTGCTCAACCACGACCAACCTTATCTGTATCTGGCTCTGGCCCCAGCGGCGTGACCACTGATGATAATGGCGAGACTACTGCTGGTCTGGATCCTGGTGTTCCTGGTGTCCTCATTACAGGAAACATGGATTATGGCGTAGGCACCCCAACATTCCGTTTCAACTGGCCTGCAATTGCTTGTAGAACTGCAAGCACCGTTGGCAACCTTTCAAACGGACGACGTTCCTTCTTTGGAGTTACCTCCAATCAGTCAAACGGAGTAAAGGCAGATCCTTCTTACCTAGATTTTACCAGACCTTACTCAAGCACCCTAAGCGACGGCGGTGGTATTATCGATCAGGCGATGCCACAGCTTAAGTCTGATGGTGCTTTTGCTGGAGATGCCTTTGTTGGACTTGGTGCAGAATCAGTTGGCACCGCATCCGGCGGCGGTATTCCATCAGAGAATTTGGTTGCTGGCGCTGACAGTGTGGCCGTTGCAACTGTTCCCCTCCTTCCTGTTGCCGCTTATCCTATTGTTGCTACGCCAGCAGCACCCGGGGAGGTCGAGGTCGGGGCTGATCTTGAAGAAACTTTAAGAAATCTTGTTGCTGTTTTCAACTCAATAAATACAGATTGTCGTATGTCGCTGATTATCAACGACGATAATTACACGCTTTGTGTAAGACCTACTCCAAATTCCACGCTAACTGAAATAACTTCAATTACAGTAACCAAAGCACTCGGCACCGACGTTTGGACGGCAGCTTCCGCTACCTTTGATCCTGATACTGTAAAGAATGCAGCAGGTGATTACTTTGCAAACGGAATCGTTCCTTACTTCTCACTTGATGACCTAGTTCTTCAAGACGTTCAGAATGGGGGAGGTGTTGTACTAAAGAGCCAACAACACGTTGACTGGCTCCCAGGTTCACGCTTTGCAGGAGCATCTGTAACTGTTCGGGGGACCGATCAGGAAGATTACGATGCGGACTGTCTACTTGGCGACGCCCCTGCTGTTGGAACTTACAGAGACATTCTTGAGTTTGGTTATGATCAGTTCTCACTACCACTTGTAGGAGGTTTCGACGGACTTGATATCACAGAGCAAGATCCATTTAGAAACACTCTACTCTCTGGTAAGAACGAGCTTACTCACTATGCTTTCAACTCTGTAAAGAGGGGAATTGATACTGTAGCAGACCCTGAAGTTCTTGACATGAACCTTGCTGCTGTCCCAGGAGTCACCAATCCTGCTCTTACAACTCACCTAACTGAAGTTTGTAAGGATCGTGGAGATTGTCTAGCGATTATCGACCTTGAGAATGATTATGTTCCAAGATCCGAAGGTATCGCATTGGGTTCCGAGGCCGACAGGCTTCCAAACCCAGAGCTTGCAGTTGCCTCACTCAAGGATAGAAGAATCAACAACTCTTATGGTACTGCTTACTTCCCTTGGGTTCAGGCAAGAGACACCATTTCCGATGCTGTTCTCTGGGTACCACCCTCAGTTGTAGCACTTGGAACTATGGCATACTCTGAGACTCGCCCAGGTTCTGCCGTCTGGTTCGCACCAGCAGGATTCAACCGAGGTGGTCTCACCGAAGGTGCCGCTGGTATCCCCGTAACCAACGTAAGATACCGACTCACTTCCAAGGAGCGAGATTTGCTTTATGAGGCAAACATCAACCCAATCGCTTCTTTCCCAAGTGAAGGAATTGTAGTATTCGGAAACAAGACCCTACAGGTTACACCATCTGCTCTTGACAGAGTAAATGTGAGAAGGCTAATGGTCTTCTTGAAGAAGGAAGTTTCCAGAATTGCAAATGGCATCCTGTTCGATCAGAATGTTCAGGCAACTTGGAACCGATTCACTTCACAGGTGAACCCACTTCTAGCTTCGGTTAAGTCAAGATTCGGTCTTACAGAGTTCCGAGTCGTGCTTGACGAAACTACCACCACTCCAGACCTTATTGATAGAAACATTCTATACGCTAAGATCTACCTGAAGCCAGCACGATCCATTGAGTTCATCGCTATTGACTTCAACATTACTAGAACTGGAGCATCTTTCACCGACTAATAAACAAAAGTAAGGGGGGGAATTTCACCCCCCCACTACTTACTATAAAGGAGATATACAAATGGCATTTTGGTCTAACGCATCACCAGGGGTAAGAGACCCCAAGCGACAATTTAGATGGGTCGCATACATCAATTCGATCCCAACATACGTTCTCAAGAAGGTTACAAAGCCTAGCTTCAACGTAACGGAATCAGCACACAAGTTTCTTAATCACACTTACTACTATCCAGGTAGAGTTGAGTGGCAGGAAGTATCAATGACTTTGGCTGATCCAGTTGATCCAGATATGGCTTCTACTGTAGTTGCAATTGTGAACGCAGCCGGTTATCAGCCTGCTCAAACTGAGCTTGATCTTGGAACTATGTCCAAGTCTCGTGCAGTAAACGCACTTGGAAACGAGCTTCTTATTGCACAGCTTGATTCAGAAGGGCGCTCTGTTGAAGAGTGGCGGCTTACTAACCCTTGGGTCAAGGATGTAAAGTTTGGTGATCTTGATTATGAAGGTGACGACCTAACCGATATCGAACTTACCATTCGTTACGATTGGGCCTCTATTACCGCCTTCTCACCCGGCGCACCTAGTCCCACCGCACCCTCTAATGCACCTGGCGTTCCTTATTGGGCTCTCGGCGGCAACCCGGTCGAATAATCTCCTATTTTCAACAAAAAACCCCCATCTTTACTATTTAGGTAAGGTGGGGGTTTTGTTTTTTTGTTTAACAGAGCCTCTATCTTATAGTATGATAATGGAGAATTCTCATAGAGAGGTAATAAATGAGTACAAGAAACGAAGACAGATTAGGCGTACAAGATCCCAACGCTGGAGCAAGTTCGCCAGCACCAGTTGCGCAAGCACCAGCAGGTTTGGACTTTAGCTTTGCGATGCCCACAGAGTTTGTGGAGTTGCCGTCAAAGGGTAAGTATTATCCTGAAGGACATCCACTAAAGGGCAAAGATTCCTTGGAGATTAAACATATGACA